CTTGATAGGTTTGGCATAGCGTTTTGTATAAGTTCACCACCTTGCCATGCGTTAATCTGCTCTACTGTCACTGGGATGTTCATTACATTTGATTTACCCGTGATTATGTTTTCTACACGTATGTTCATTACCAGTGCCTTATTTTTTCTTGCTCGGTTGTAGGTGTCCCTTCATATATAAAATCGAACAGCTGCTTTAGCTCTTGCTTTCCGTAATGCCATGAGCCAACCTTATTCTTTGCCACTGATTCGTTTTCGTGATCAAATTGACTAACTAAAAACTTTACTGCCTCTGCTCGATCTTTCATTCTCCGCGCCTTCCGTTGTATTGGTCTGCAAGGAAAAGTGCATTACACAAAATGTGGTCTACGTGAGGTAAATTTGTTTCTGGATCAATAAGCTCGCCGCTTAAATATTTAAGTATATGTCTGGACATAGAATCTATAATTGCTTTATCGTCCAGTCCTTTCTTCCAATTACTTCTGGAGTATTTTTCAGCTCCGAATTCAAAAACTTTTGCTGCGCCTTCAATGGCGAAGTTTGCTTCTAGTACAAAACTTATTTGTGGCTTACCGTCATTTTTACGGTCTGCTTGATTAATTTGGTTGTTATTTGCAGATTTTCTTGCTTTATTACGATTGAACTCATCCCAAAGCTCTGCATTGGTTTTTGGGACACTAGCTTCTACCTGTGTCATTTTCACCTCCTTACTTATTACTGAAAAATAACCACTATCTAAGTTAATAAATAGTGGTTATAAAGACCTGAACTACAGCATTGCGTCTTCAGCAACAGGAGTATTACCTGCTTCAGCTGCCAACAATACTTTCGCTGCTTCGATTGCTTCAGCTGAAGGTGCGCCAATATACTTAGCAATATCTTCTTCAGTTAAAGGGGTTACGGCCAATGACATAAACTTCTCGTCATTTTTGGAAACCTTCGTCCATGATGCTAACCAGTACCATTTGCCTTCGACGTTAATACGACCGCGAGCGTTTGGGTGGTTGTCTTCTTTGCGCTCTTTGTTTGTGAACAGTGCGCCTGAGTTTGTGTTGTCATAAGTAGTCATAATGAATTATCTCTCTGTAAGTTTGACTATTGGGTTTCATGCTCCAACGCATGTGAATGTACTTTCATATTTAAAAGCACAGCCATATTCATTGGAAGCCATCCTTGGCAATTTACTTCCTAACTATTTACGGACTACTTGTACTGTTCCGTCTGGGTATACGTGGTAAGTCATAATAATTTCCTTTCTTTTTGTTTGAGGTACAGGAATCCCTACCGGCTAAGGCATAGGATAATTGTTAGTGGAGCAGTTTTTTGATACAAGGAAACTGCTTAAACCTTTATGCAATGCCTTTTAGAGTGGACAAAGAAACCTCATGCGGCTGTTATGCGGAAGATCAGCCAACTTCTTGTGTTCTTTTCTTCTATCAATTTATGCCCGTGTATCTACGAAGTGCAAAACCACCAGCAAAGGTGTAACTTTCTTTTTAGTATATTATTTAGAGTTGTTGCGATTCCTCAATAATAATTTCTGCGCATTCTTCATCATGGGAGAAAACAGCCTCAACAGGGTATCGCCGTAAGTGGATAACATTGCCCTCACTATCTCTTTTACACAGCCTTACATAAACTATTCGCTCAGTTTTATTAAACTGGACTAGCTGTGTAATTATTCCTGAAATATTCATATTACCTTCCCTATAACCAAGACTCGCCAAAGTAGTCTTCATAATTATTAAACAACTTTGATTGAGCATTTTGAAGTGCCTTCGGAAAACCTGTTCTCCAGAAACCTTTCTCTTGTATGTGTGTGAATTGAACGTCACCTAACTCAATCAACCTATCTGCTAGTGGCCTGTTGAATACGAAACTAGAAAGTATAATGCCTTCCATTAATTGATAGCTTTTACTTTTATCAATACCTTTAGTGCCGAGAAACTTTGATCCATCTTTCCAAGCTCTTGCATAAACCTTACTATCGAACTTCCCTGATTTTAAAGTTTGGTAGGCATGTTCAACAGATAGGTACGAACGGTTTAGCTTATCCTTAAACTTCCTTTCAGCAAGATTACTGAGCCAGATATTTTCACCGGCTCCATACCATATATTTAATGCTTCCATCTTAGTGCCTCTGCACAGTCATCATATTATTAGTGGCTCGATCAATAGCCCAAGCTTCCTTTGCAGGCAACAGCTGAAGCATTGTGTACTCTACTCTCCGTGATTTTCCAAAGCTTACTATTGATCCATCGTGCCCGCTGTATAGTTCTTGAAGGAGTTGAGGAATAAATTCAAAGTCATAACAGCCAATGTTATCCATTACCAACTCGCTGAAGTCACCTGCATCAAAGTTAGCGGCTAAGTAATCCCAAGCCTCTTCTATGCGTGTTGCCAGTTCAATTATTCTAACTCTTGTTTCAAAAGCACCTTGGTTTTCTTTGGTGTGTTGTAGCACTGTTGAGAAATTAGGAGCAGTGTTGTCTTGATCTACTTCTGATATTATTAATGCTGTTATTGCAATAGCTTCTGTCAATTCTTTCATGGTAGTCTCGTCTTAGTAGGTATCGCATTGAATATCTCTTCCCTTATAACAGCCTGGGCTAATGTTTCCTTATCAAGTAAGTCATTTTGAAGTAGCCCTTTTAGGTAGCTTGCTTCTTCCTGAGTTAGGTCTAACTTAACTCTTACTGTGGTTGTTCCTTGTGCCATAGGTTTCTCCTAAATTAGTAAGTCATTTGCGACTTCATACTTAACAGTGATCTGTTTAAGTTTATATTTAACAACAACCACCTTCAGACCTCTGGCTTTCGCTAAGTCAATCATGTGCTTGGTGCCACGGCTTTCACCATCCCAGAATGCTACCAGTGCATCTGAGTGCTTTGCCATTTCAGCGTTGCGTTTATAGCCAGCACTCTTTCCGTGTAAATCCCAATTAGCAGGAAATTTGTCAACTGGTATACCGTGACTAGCCGCTAACTTCTCACCCATTTGGTCAGCACCTTTTGCAGTGCCGGACACAATTCTAGTTACAGGGAAATCTAAAGACTCCAGTGTTGCTATCATTAATTTATAATCGTTAAATGTTCTACCGCCTGCAACTATTGTGTACATGTGTTCTCCTAAATTAGTAAGCATAATTAATTCAATATCTGCCCACAATTAATAGGATAGATAACCTATAAGTTATTGTTTAGGCAGGCATAACAAACACGTAGGTAGTTCCACCTTTCATCTTCCAATATGGAACGTCTGAGTCGGAGTAGTTCTCACGGTATTGAGTGGTTATTACGTAAAGCATGTAGTACTCCAAAGTTAGTTGTTTAGTAATACACTTAAGCTCGATAACTACTGCCTAACATAATAGTTAAAGAGACAGGTAAGTAGTCTCCGGCCTTCATGGGCTTTCTCAACTATAGTTATTGTGTTGCAGCAGTTACCGCTTAAATGTACTAACTGTTAATTGTTTAACAAGTCAATTTCTGCCCACGCTTGTAGGAGAACAAGTCTCTCAAGTTAAAGGTGAACAAAGATGTATATAAGGAAGAGATACAGATGTGATACCTATCTATACAAGATGCTATAAATAGGAGATACAACTAAAGATACGAATGTATATACAAGGAAGATACAAGTAAGGATACAAACCCCTATACAAGTTCCTATACAGTGAGTACTTGGTACGTCACTTATAATTTAGGTACAGCAAAGTTGTAAACCCTATACGGAATAAGGCGTGTGGAACAGTTGAAGGTAATTGTTAATACACTTGTTAGGTGTTTATTGATAACTGTAGATTTAGTTATAGATGCTTAGGTATACCTATAGATGCTAATAGATGCTTAATAGGTTAGCACCTTGTAGTCCAGCTATAACTCTACCCAAGTCCTCCCCAACTCCTGCGAAGATACTCCACAGTAGTCTGCACAAGTCCATCCAGTCTCAACTAGAGAGGAACTGCCCAAGACTTGTACAGGTATTTATAAAGATACTTCACCTAACTTTACGGTACAGCTAGTGAACCCTTCGCCTAGTTGTGAGTAAGTGTTAGTGATGTAGCTTTATGTCTAATAGTCTAATGATGACTACTGTTTGTAACCAAGTTGACTGTACTTATACAAGTAAGCCATACCGTTACACTGCTAAGCCTCTCATGAAGAAAGCTCAATTTCTGCCCGTGTATCTACGAAGTCCCCAACCACCAGCCGCCACAGTAGTTGTTACTGCTCTGGGTGTTACTTCTTCATGTTCTGCCCGTAACTACGACGAAGTGATGAACTCTCAGTTGGCACTGTCTTTAGTTGTTGGACAAGTAGACTCACCCGTGAAGAACTTGGAAAGTTAAAAAACATAGCAGGTAACACTCATCCTTAAGTGCTACCTGTATATCTCCTAGTTACCCACTGGGTAGGTTGTTACTACTGACAGAAGTAGTATGAGTTGTCACTGTAAAGTATTTCTTCAGTAACTACTGTTTCTCTGAAGGTAAGTCCAAAGCCTTCTTGTCCATCGGGGTGACTTAGTTGAGCTTCTAAGTGAGCAACTATATCGTTGTCGATGAATAACTCTTTATATGCATCAGCAATGACAAGTTGTAGCTTGGGTGAATCTTCAAGGCATGTTCTAAAGCAATCGTGTATTGATGTGATTCCTTTTAGTCCTGCTTCATTTGCCTTGTTGACTACTGTTCTAGCTACGAGTGCATCAATACCTTGTATGTAGTTCACACAGAAGGTACGAACAAACTCTTCACCACTTGGTAGCGACTCTCGTATTGAGTAGATTCCATTTTTAGGCCCAAAGTCCATAACCTTTGCACCATTCTCAAATCCACCTAAGTTGAGTGAGAACGAAGGGCACACTGGCTCATCTGCGTAAGTCTTGTGAAGAACCTTGAAACCATCGACATGTCGGTACGTGAGGTAGTTAGCCAACACCGGAACCTCTTGAATCTCACCTTGAGCTGTTTCAACGAACTCAGTCTTGAACCCTGTTGCTTCCCAGAGTGTGTACTCAACCGAGTCTTCCACCTTCTCAATGAATGAGTTGATCCTTTTTCCGAGTGCTTCCTTTATAGACAGCACTGTGATTTCAGCTAAGCTCTTCAACTCGCCATCATTGGCTTCAAATCCCAATACCTTCCTAGCTTCTACTTTGTACTCTTTCGATTCAGTGAGGGCTCCTTTTCCGCCACCATATTGAACAGCCATGTATGGAGTCTTGATAGGCTGGCGTTGTGTCATCCCTCTGAACTTGGCCAGGAATGCCATGTCGGTGTCCCACTTCATTAGGTCAGTCATGTTCTTATCAAGAACCTTACCCGATTGTATGTATGGGTCATCTACCTTCACATCGCTGGTAGTTAGTCCAGTTGCCTTGGCCATGTTGCTATCACCAGCTGCTATTGCAAAGTACTGAGTACCTGAGCATTTAGCATCTAAGCCAAAACCTAGTGTTGATTTCAGTATGCCTGTTTCTACATAGTCTCTGTAGTCCCAAGCAAGCCTTACCAGTGTGAATGGTTTCTTAGCCAACACAGTATCGACACCAGCTCCTATCTTGATTGAACGCTCATGCCTTGCTGTAGCGATGAGTGATTGTGCCAAGAACATCGAGCTGTTGTTCGCAACCCATAACAACTTCTTGTGTGTTGTAAATCCTCCAGCTATATCCCTCAACTCACCCATGAACATGTTGTAGGCAGGACTGTCCTTAGTACAACCCATTTGAGTGTATTCAAGTGAGTAGTAGCTACGTTCCTCGTCACCAGCTTGAGGGTTAGGCCCAGCACATGCTATGTGATACATCCTTGCTCTGTTGTCTCCATCATAGGCACTGTGAAGTGATCCTGTCAGTGAGCTGCAAGCACTGCGCACATACTCAGTAGGTCGCATCAACTCCAAAGCATTGAGCTTGTCTTGGTATTCAAAAGCCTTTGGCTGCTTGATTATTGCAACTGCTATCTGGACAGTCTCAAGCATTTGAGTGTGTACTGTGTAGGGTGTTGCCTCTAACACATCACATGCTGATCTAAGTGCTGCATTACCCTTAGTACCATTCTTGACATAAGGCTGCATACGCTCCACTTGCACATGATCTGTTGGGTAGGCTTTGTCCTTGCCTTGCAACATCATCTTGAACCGATCTGTGAAGGTGTAGTCCTCATTCAACCACTTCAAGTCATCAGCCAGATCAAGCATCTTGCTTGGGTTGACCTTAAGCCCTTCTGGATAGAGTATCCGATTGAGCTTTGATACCTTAGCCACTGCTTGCGTGAGTTGGGCTTCAACCTCATCCTGCGACACATACCGGCCAGCTGTAACTAAACTGCCAAGACCTTGCACAAGAGCTGTCAGCATCCCAGCGATCTTATGCACTGTACTCTCTGCATAGTCACTGACTGACTCTGACCTATGGTGAAGATAACCTGGCAGCATACCCATCACTATCGACTGAGTGGTGAACTTGCTAGGCTCTTCAATGTTGAGGTATGGGTTAGAGGTATCAGCTTCAACAGCCTCATGCTCCATCATGTCCATCATGCCTGACATGTCCTGCTTCCAGCTATCGTCAGCAGCCTCTTCAGCGTACCATTTAGCTATCTCGAGGGTTGTATCATCCAGTACTACTACATTAGTTTCGGTGTTCATATGCTTCTCCAGATGTGGTTGATTACTTGATTAGTGTGCATGTGCCATTAACGGCCTTGATAGATGAACGTGGTATGCCTTCCGCTATCATCACGCTTATGCATAGACCTTGTGCTTGGTACTCATCCATATCCTCCGCAACAGTGAGTGCTGAGTTGTAGATCGAGTGGCCAATAGCCAATGCGAACAGTGCGTAACAGATTGGTGCTTTGATACTCATAGTGATTACTCCAGACTGATTAGGAAAAAAGGGTAAAGAGACTCCTTACTCAATACCTTCAATCAGGCGATCACTGTCCGGCTGTGGATATTTCAAAAAAATTTTTATTTCAAAATGCCCTACACCTATCTGTATAATTTTTGCACAACTGTCTAACCAAATAATCTCCTTGTGTTAATGTCGTTTCTCCTAGCTTCTGTTGAAGTCTTATGTCTTATGTCTTGGGTGTTATGTAGTAAGTCTAACTAACTTATTTCGGTACTGTACATGATAAAAGGTAACGAAATGTAAATATATGTAACAAACTTGAGTAAATCCTCTACACATAAAAGATTTAATGAAATCAGTTGTAAAGTAGTGCTGTAGCATTATTGACGAGTTTTGGGAGTGTCCCTACAATCCGCTTCCGTTTTTAAGCAACATACTCTGCCCGCGAAAAGAAAGAAAGAAAAGGACTACTAGATGACTTGATCTAGCAGCCCAAACGAACGCATTAGATTTCTAAGAGTTCTTCTTCAGACAGTTGTGGTACGTCGAGAGAGGCTACTTGTATAGTTTCCTTCTCATCTTCGGTGAAGCCATCTTCTTCCAGTGGGTTGAAGGCAACTTCAATTTCAAGGTCTTCAAGGTCAGGAACATCTTCCGTCAGTGTGATCTGTTGTACAGCACTGCATAGGTTTAATGTATTGCTCTTGAACAACATCCGGTAAACGCAACTAGTCCACTTCGGGTTATCGAAGATGAACAAACCTTTTTCATAAACGCCAACAGTTTGCCAGCGGTTGTCCAGGTTTAGTTGTAATGTGTATTCACCTACCTGATCGTTCTCAGCCACGAAAGCCAGTACGCCATCTTCGTAGGTTGCTCCACATACCAGTGGTGGGTTTTTCTGTTTAACAAGTTCCATCTGTTTCTCCTTAAGTTAGTAACACATAAACTGTGCTACTGGTGTGTGCCGATAAGCCAAGGGCCATAAGCGGCAGCGTTACTTCTAAAATTTTTTCTAACATTGATCTTTCGTTTTGCCTCACCCTGCTGTGGTTAATAGTTGTTGCAGCAAGAAGGTGATTAAGCCTCCAAGTGCTAGGTTACTTAGGCCAACTATCGCGCTAAGGCGGGTAAGCTTCGGGGATACTCCATCGGTGCCATGTATGTCTCTGTTCAAGGAGTTAAACCTTTCAACGAGATTTAATTGGGCTTTGATAGTTCCGAGAAGTTTTTCTTCCATTCGTGCATTTATTACTGTTAGTTCTGCCAAGGTATCTAATTTATCTTCAATACGCCCTAGCCTTGCTTCACTTTGATGTGTCGTGTTCAATCTACTTCCCCTTCAATACTTTAAGTCCGATGGCTGCATAAACTACCGCTGTCATCAAGTCACCCATGTTCACACCTACAGTTTCAAGAGCTTTCATAGCTTCTGTCGTTCCTGCAAGGAGTTGTGAATCACCGGTAAAGGCGTACACCAAAGAACCGATAAAGATACTGAGTAGGGGTAGTGTTATGACGATAGTGATGTACTCATCTTTCCAAGTACCTCCTGCATTTGCAGCTACGATGTGTTCCCACTCCGCATCCGAAAACTCTACCGCTTTCTTTCCTTCAAGTTGTGCTGCTGCAATTTTCTGTTCTCCAGAAGTTTTTGCAGCCATTCTATCTTGTCGCTTCTCATAGATTGAAGTTAGTGGAGTAAGTACCCCAGTAACTATGCTCGCTATGTTAATCATGTTTTCTTCTTATTATGAAAGGTCTATAACCATTGTTTCAATAGCACTTTTGTCGTTCGCAGCTATTGCTTCGCCTATCGTTCCTCGTAGTGTCGCTATCTCTATTAGTAAGTTCTGCTTAACGATAAAACCATCGGCCAGTACTTGCTTTATTTCTTCATTGGTATGTACAAGTATTGCAAGCTCTCCTGATAAGTTCGCACAAGGGAATGGTCTATCACCACCCACCAAGATTGTTGCAACTAAATCTGTTTGAGTTGCGGCATCGCCACCGTATATGTGATAAGTCCCTAGTGCATCAGATACAAAACCTTGAGAAAGGCGTGTTGCATAGGCGTTGTCAATTTCTGCAATCTTCAACGCAGCCACTTCAGAAATACTAGCCACCCTACCTACGGATTCTGGAACACCACCAGCTCCAGGTTGAATAACTTGCCCTTCGCTTTGCGCTTCTATGAGGCTGTTATATTCTTGCTCAGTAACCTCTACCACATCAGCAGGCATATCTAATTCATCAAATATATCAGTTGGGTAGAACCCACTTGTTTGTGCAGAATAAAAATACTTAATCATTTGTTTCTCCTTAATAACCTATTGCAAACCACTGTAGGTCTGCACCGGATACATAATCATTACCCCAATGCAGGCTAAGTTGTGATGTTGTCTTCGACCTTACCCTCGGCGCAAACTTTTCAGCAGTGCTGTTATACAGCTGACTACAAACAGCCACTGCACATAAACTAGGGAACGCAGTTGGGAGATTGATTACACCAGTCTGCACGTTTGCCAGTATCCCCCATTGAAAAATAACACCGCTTTCATTATCTCTGAAATATCCATTTGCTGATTTCTGATAGCTGGGTCTTTTTGTTAAACCCCTTACACTGGCGGAGCTGGTGTGGTCGTGGCTTAGCGGAGTTCTGGAGTTAGTTAGCCTTGAATCGTTACCTGCTACGGCTTGTGATCCACTACTGCCTATGGTTGGAGTAAACGTAGTAGGTTTACCTGTTGTTTGGCCCCAACTGTGTGTGTGGGTTGTTGGGGTTCTGGAGTCAGTCAGTCGTGAATCGTTACCACGGCACACCGAACCATTGCCTGTCCCAAAGTTTCTGTTGAATGCTTCGTTCTCGCTGAAATCGTCTTTTTTACCATTGGATAAAGCTAATGCAAGGGCAGCTATTGCATCTATAGCACCTTGCACTTCGGTTTCACCCAAAGAACTTACAGCGTCATTGAACGCCACCTCTAAGGCTTTGTTTCTTACTTTGAATAATTCACTTGCTGATGCCATTAAAGTTCACTCCCAACCAACCCAATTAAGTTTACATACCATGTTGAGTCTGAGTCGTTGTACCTAAACTGGAATGTTGCATTACTTATATTTAAATCTAAATCTTCAGCTGCTACACAACTTTGAATTAGTTTTCCATTAGGTTGAACAACCGGAGGATTTCCCTCGGCGTTAGAGTCAACTTCTGTGAATATTACTAGGCTCTGGCCATCCAGCGGGTCTGCTGGTAAACGAAACACTCTGCCTACAGGTGCTTTGTTTATGCTTCCCACTGTAAGTAGGGCTAAGTTAGCTGGCTCTATAGATTGGTTCGCTACTCTTGTCCAGTAGGCTAAGTTATTTTGTAGCCAGTTCATGTGTTGTAGTAGGGGTATTTCCGCAGCCCAGCCATCTGTTTTCTGCGCTGTACTTGGTTCAATTTTATTGGGGTCGCCATTACCAATATCGGCAATATCTGTCTCGGCCCACTGTGGCATTTCTGTCGCCATTATTACCTCTTAGTATATTATTGTTATTGGGCCATCGGGGTCTTCATAAAAAGCCCGTACTGAAGCCGGTCTTGGGATTGCACCTTCTGCGATTAAACTTTTCTCGTCAGAGCTTAGCTTGTTTGGGAAAGTCACTGTGTAACTAAATACGCCAGATGTGCCTGTCTCGATTGTTACATCTGTGTTGGATGTAATCACCGATAAAATAATTTGACGCACAGAGTTTAAGTCTAGGCTTGAAGTATTGACCACCACTTGACCATATAAAGCTTTTCTGTATAAGGTATCGCTTAATGGAACAGTGCTGTTGCTTCTGCTATCTTCTGATACAGATTTAAACGGGCGACCTACTCCGGCATCACCGGCACTACCAAGTTGGTAAGAGCTAGATAAGCCAAACCAACCAAAGTACTCAAAAGGAAATTCTAAGGGTGTTCGTGCTGCACCTATAAGCTCCCCCACTACGTCGAGGTTTTTTCCAACGGCGTTGTATAAAAACCTTTCGTCCCTTATTTGTTGGTGAGCCAACCTGACCTCTTCAACTTTATCGAAGAGGAGTTTGCAGTACTGTTTAAATTTTACTGATTCGTTGTACTGAAAGATAAGCAGTTCATTAAACCTATCATCAACTACCTTTCCTAAGTTTGTGTTTATGTCCATACTAAACCACCGTGATCGAAATCTTGTCTGCTGTAATTACGGCTTGTTCATCGTCAGCTATTACAAAATCCGATGACGCAGTTGCTCCACTTGCCCCAACTTGTAGTAAAGGAATAGCAATACCCAACTGTCCAGACAACGCCATAAATAAATCAGACCAAATAACATCACTTCCTATATTTCTGTTGTCCACATACTCCATAAGTTTGCTGGTTATATCTGCTTCAAAAGTTGGGCTTGCATCCGTTAGGACTATATTCACATTTATGTAAGTATCGACAAGAGTTGGGGTGTCGTAGTACACCGTATGTGGGTGCCCACCAACATCACTAACCACACCAGACTGAGAACCCCACGAAGGGACGCCAAGTGTAATGTTGTTAAATATTTCCTCAACTATTGTGGACTCCGGCCCTGTTGCAATAACCCTAATAGAATTATTTGGCTGGCCACTTTCTAGCGCACTACCTGTTACGTTTTCTACGATCCTTACCTTGTTGGTATTCCTTGCCGCAAGTGCAGAGTAAATAGCATTTATGGTAGAGGTTCCTCTTGTAATTGTGGAAGCACTGATCCTTGTTCTAAAATCTTGATCTGTTTCTTTTACTTCTTCTACAAAACCATCATCTGCATTTGTTACAGCTGTCCACCCAGTAATTTGTGTGACCGGTGTAAACACCGCACTCGAACTTACATCGAACGTGCCGTAGTTTCTCGACACGACATTAGTAGAACCTGGCAATATGACTTCATCCACTGTTTCAAATATATCTCCATCTTGGTTCACTAAGGATGAGCCAGAAGGCACTACTGTTGAAGCAACACCAACCAACTCTACATAGACTAACGATAGAGTACCTTCCACTCTTGGTATGTTTACAATTTCAGCTAAGTTATCTAACCCACTGCCGTATGATTTTGAAGGTACGAATGAGTTGTAACTTTCTTCTGCTAGAGCCCACTGATTAGCTAAGGCATCTGCAAATATTTCTATTAGCTGCCCGTCAGGACTTTCTGTAGTCACATCGAAGTGATCGCCAAAGGTAATTTTAAATGAGTTACCCAACTCTTCTTTAATTTGTTCAAAGGTTTTTATCTCAAACCCGTCTGCTGTTACACCGGCCATTAATAATCCTGCTTATAGTTGCACTGACGAATCAAAATCTTCGTCGTAAATTGAAGTGGCTGAAAAAGTTACTGCCAGTTTTCTTCGTACCCTATCAGGCACTGATGAAATACTGTTTAGTTTCTTAACACCGTTTGTGCTTATTATTGTTTTAGCTATGTAGGACTCAACCAATACCAGACTGTAATTTTTAATGAACACATCATCCAGCCAAGGTACGCCAACTATTTTATCCTTCTCCCACTCACCTCTCAGTGTTTGTAGTCTGGACTTAACGAGTTGTGCTACTTGTTCTGTTCCTGTAATTCTTCGTGTTTGGTCGTCTATTGATATGTCCCAATAGCCATTACCTTCTTCTTTTTGTAGGTATAGGTTTGGCATATTGATCCGTTTATTATTCTGCTGCTCTTGTTGAAAGTGTCTTAGTACCCACAGTAACTTCTGACGCGACAATATCTCCTGCGCTTATATCCCCTGTAACGTCTAGGTCGCCGTTTACAGTGGCGTTAGCGTTTAGGGTAGCAGTTGTCGCATTGACGGTTACTGTTGCTGCATCAACCACCACGGAGGACTCAGCTATGGTTATCTTTGTCGTGTTGTCTGCGTTGCGTATAACGATGTTATCTGCATCAAAACCCTGTATCGCTTTAGGTTCTGGGTTGAATCCAACGATACAAAGGGCATCCGAGTAGTTGTGCATCCTCATATGCTGCGGAGAAGGCCGCGTACCGAGCTTCCCAGCTTCCATGCTGCCATCGTATAGCCAGTGATCCATTCCTCGCTGAGCGAACAGCACAAGGCAGTCATCACCTGTTTTGACAGGCATTGTTATAGAGAACCCACCACCGAAGGGAAATTGCACTGGAACATCGTGAAGTAGTGGCCGGTCAACTTTCGTGTACTCATCGGAGTTCTTAACCAACCCTTTATAGTATTGCTCTAAGGCTACTTGAACAATGGCCAGCTGCGTCACTGGATCGAAGGTGATTATGCGGCCTGGATAACAAGTGTTGATTCCTGCTATAGCTTCATTCACTTCCACTCTCCTACGTACACATCAATCATGTCCGACATACCTTTGTGCTTCACTGTCGTTTTTACTTTATTGACAACGTACATCGTAGGCAGAGGACACTTTGCAAACTGTTTTATTAAGTTGGGAGTCTTTGCTTTTAAACTATCAATCCTACTACCGGCCCTTGACTGCGCTCTTGATACTTCTGCATCAACTTTCCTATGCGCCTTATTTGCCAAGTGGTCAGTTGCCTGTCTCAGTACAACTTTCTTTAGCTGGTTTCCAATGAACCCTAAGTCTGGGCCACTATTTATAATTGCGTCTTTAATACTTTGTTCTGTTTGCAAAATCCCTACGCCAGAAGCTATAGGTAAACCTTTTAATATCCCACGCTCCCCATCCCAACCTAAGTTAGTTTTGAATTTACCTACGCCACCTATTTCCGAATACGTTGGCGTTGACATTTGCATTGTGCTGCCTTTGTAATCGAAGGTTACGCCGGAAGTAAATGAAGGTACGGGGAGTTTGTATAACTTTACGATGACTGCATCTGGAGTTGGTGGTTGTAGTCCTAAAGCTGATGCTGTTTGGATTACGTCTTCTACTTCTTCTATTTCTTTTGGCTCAAATCCAGTAGTTGTCCGAACACCTTCCACATACAGTTGCTCTAAAATAACTTGTGAGCGAAGTACTGTGATCGTGTCTTTGTCTTGCTTGGTTTGTATGCTTACAATCACACAAGGGTAGTAAATATCTAAGTTGGTTGTAAGCTCTACTAAAGTTCCTTGAACATTAAATTCATGGAGCCTATTGAATTGTTCTTGAACTCTGTTACCTGTTTCTGAAAGACCCTGTACTGTTTGGTTCGACGTAATAATATCCAAAACTATTTTTCTGTTGCGCCTGATTACGTGGTCACTAATATTGAATCCACTCTCTACAGGATATTTTGTAATATCTACCGCTGCTACGTGAGTCTCACTGATGGCAGCATCGAAGATTATGGCATTACCATCCCCGTCTTCTATCATTGCTCTGTTTATCATTCTGCTCCCACAGTATTACTACTGTGCCTCATGCCTTTTATTGTTGAAGTCCATTGTGTGTCGTAGGTTGATCCCTTATGCACAACACTCATCACCATATAAGATGTAAGCGTTGCCCACTCTAGGTAGTCATCTGCGAAATATATATTGGCATCTGGCTGTAATGATGAGAAATTATCAACCCCGTCTGGATCAACAAACTTTGAAAGGTCGATAACATCACCGCCCTGTATTGTTGGCGTTAGTACATAGTTAAGTATGGCTGTTTGGTTGCCTAGTTGTGGCAAACCTTTAGTCCTCACTAACTCCAACTCATGCAGAATCCCATTGGTTGTTTTTAACAAACCCTCCAACGTACCCTCTTGAAGCATCGGTGTAACTCTTATTGCAGATTTACCTATCCTATAATTAAACTGGAACTCCTTGGCAAGCGAGTCTAAGTTTGTTTTAACTTTTCCAGAGAAACTTCTGCTAGATATTTTGGCAGACAATAACCCGTCTGCGCCTACCGAAGTTATCCCTTGACTAAAGCCTACCTCTTTGGCGAAGGAGCTTAGTACATCTTTTAAAGTACCTCCGCGCTTTGTCACAGATACAACAGCAACTTTCTCTAGGTTAGTCGCACCATCTTTGAGGCAGTACAATGTCGTTATCTTCTCAGGCGGTTGTCTGCGACTCCACACATTCTGAACAATACCAGAGAAGGTAATCATTAAGTCTTCACCCTGCTCGTCCTCATAGCCTGAAAATAGTTTTACATATAAGTTTTCAGCACCGGTAAGTTTTATGGCGCTGTCTCTTGATAAGTTGTAAAGGTCTATTTGGCAGGTATCTATCGCTTCATGTATTGAACTGGTAAATACGAAGTCCATTCTTAATGAACTGCTTTCCCACAATTTTGCTGTGTACTTTTTATCGGAGTAGGCTTCTACTCTTATTTTCCTCTTCCACATTATATAGCCTCAGACCCTTTACCCATTACGATTGTGTTTGTGGTTTCCTCAACATCACCAGAAGACTTCACACTTACTGTGTTGCCTTTAATTTCTACATCGAGCTTCATCTTAGAATGGGTGCGTTCAAACTCTGCTTGGTTTCTTGCGTCAGCTTGGTTCGCATAGGGATCGTCCAATATATCTCTACCAAAGTTTTTGATAGATGACCATGCACTACTTCCTAACCGCTTGAGCGTTGTTGCTGCTTCTGTAGTGGCACCATCGCCATCCCTTAGCGTATCTTTTAGTTTCGCTTTTGCAGAATCACTTTTAACTTTCTCAAGGTCTGAATCTTTATCTAGTTGAATAAAGTCTGCGTAAGGAGTGCCAGCCAACATACCGGCCATTTCCTGATCGTTTAACCCACGCTCTCTTGCATTTGTAACAAACTCAGCAGCAGCATCCGAAGTTGATCCCGACATTAAAGTCTTCGCTGAAATTAATCCCCGTGTCTGCGTAATAGTGTTAGACATTGCTCCCATCTTTCCTACAGACGCTTGAGCTTGCATACTTTCAAAAGCGGCAGTAGTTCCTTCTGCATTTAAAGCTCCGGCTGCATCAAGTGTGTAGGTACTTTGTTTAGACTCTCTCTTTCGATCACCCATACCCTTTTGCTTAATATTACTGAATTCTTCTGCTTCTGCTTGCGTAACACTGGCTGCTGCACCGACTACCTGAGCAAATGCATTTAGCTTTTGGAAACCACCAGCAGCACTAAGTAGCCCACCGGCAGCACCACCGCCTTCACCACCACCACCGCCACCCATTAGTGCGCGATACAAACCTTTACCATCACCTGTTAGTGCAGCAGAGATAGCATCTAAAGCCTCTTGCTGTTTAGCTTGGCTT